TGTATGATGCTTTCCTAACATCCAAGGAACTTGTCCTTTATGAGATTCACTTAATTTTCGTCTGTGTTCTTCTGTAAAATGTCTTTTTCCCATTTTATTACTGTCTAGTACTTACCTTTCCATTTCTTTAAGGCAGCAACATCCGCCTCTTGGTTACTGCCTTCTAGAAACTCCAGATTATACTTGAGTTTCTTCACATACTCAGGTGAGGCATTACTAGCATAAGCATGACTCAATTGTTCTTGCAATTGTATTATTAGCATATCCCTAGCCTTCACCTCGAAGAGGACATAGTCAATCTCATCAAGGAGGTATCGTTCCGTAACGCCATAGAACCTGCACATCCTGTTGATTAACAAACTTAATCGCTCTTTCCCTTTCTTTTCTTCTTTGGCAAGTTTTTTTCCGAGTCCTGGTCGTTTCCTTCTTCCTTCAACCCATAACACTCAGAAATCATCTCCATTATCTTAGCTAACTGAGCTTCTGTGCAGTCATATAGCTCTTCCTTTTCCAATCCGTCAACTGCGAGTACACATAAGTCAATTAAGGTGTTGACAACCTTCTCAGGATCAGTCTCCTCAGTGAGACCACTACCAAGTTTTATGTACTCCATCCTCTTCCTTACAGTTGGTCTACTAATGACATACTCTTTTCCATGAAGCTGGAACTTAGTTTCCTCAGGAAGATAAATCTCCTCAGCATCCAGATTGACTATGTCCTTTGCCATAAAATCACCTCTCTATCTTTTATTAGGATGCAGGATCTTCAATTGAGAACAACTGGTCTCCTGCGTCCCTAGTGTCATCCAAAGTACCCTTGAAGGTTATACCTACTACTTTCTCAGCATCAACTGTGTAATTAACCTCAAAGTTAGCCACAGGAACAGCCTTGTAAATGGTCACCTTGTAACCTGCTGCAGAGTATACCGGGTCAAGAACTAACTCCTTACCAACTATCTCTGAACCAACAGTGTCCCCATAAGTTCTCTTTTCACTGCCTCCTGAATCAGCATTAGTCAGAACAGGAACTGCGGCATCAATCTGATCAAAAGAATGTTGAGCAAGAGATACATCTACCTCGACCGCATATCCCATGTCATACTCTTTTAGAGGAATTGAACCATACTCATCCACAGTTACCTCGTACTGATTAGGGATTATCCTCAAGGTACATCCACCCTTGGTATAACCTAAATCCGTACCATTATATGAAACTCTGCATATTCCTAATTTGATTTCGGTGACATCACCGTCTTGTACATTCGCCATCTCAGTTTCTCCTTTCTATTTATTTTTTCAAAATTGATGATACCTGTATCATCATCGTTTTATGGAAAATTCTTCTGCGACTCTTAGAATCAATCTCTACCAAATCATTTTGACTTCCAATAGTTGCTCGAAGAAACTTCCAATTAGTTAGTTCCACATTAGTTTGGTTATGTACCAAATCTACTATTCTGTTGAATATATTTTCAGCTACTAAAGAACTAGTAGCAAAAATATGAAGGGTATAAAACTCCATTGGATGTTCTACTATAACAGTTTCTGGAAGAACCGGTCCTGAACTCATTTGATATACTACATAAGGAAGCTCTACCTTCTCAGGAGGAGAAATCTCATACATTTTCTTATCTGTACTGGTCGCGCCAGTAAGAGATTGAAAGGTACTATCCTCCGTTATAGTAGAATACAACCATTCCTTCACCTCTTTCATTTTCTATTCAACCTCGTTGACCACATGTTTAGAGCTTTGCCCCAATTCTCCTTGATTGTTTTAAACAACCAAGGCCTTGGAGCTATACTAAACGTCCCGAATTCCAATGTTTTTCCATATTTTTTGTTTGTTCCAACCCTAACTTCTATAGAATTCCCCGATCCTACAACTTCATGTGTTACACTTGCTCTGAGTAAACCTGTATCAGGAGCTGGAGGTTCACCCGGAGCAGACGCCTGATGGGTTATTCCTCTCCTTGTATATATCCTACCCGTTCCTGGATGAGACAATGTCATCTTAACTTCTTTCTCCATCATAGCACCTATCTCCATAGCAGCCACTTTACATTTCTTAGAGTATTCTTTTTTAGCTTTCTCAATCCCTTCTACAAACTTCTTAACATCTACAAAAACACCGCCAGCCACACTTTTCATTTTGTTAGATACACCTCCACATGATGTTCAGCAGCCGCAACATCATCATCCACCGAAACTACCCTCAAATATGTTCCATTGAACAATACTTTATCTCCTTGTGATATATCCGTTCCATATTCGAAGAATCCAATGTATTCTCCTACATCATCTCTTCCCCTTATAAGGGATAGAAGAGTATTGAACCTTTGCTGTATCCTACATTTTATGCCACTATTCACAAGAGTAAGATTTTCTGTTGGACCTCCTATAGAATCATAGGACACAGAAGGTCTGTAAATATCACATGTCTGATTCAATAACCCTACAATTCCCATCTTCTTGAAAACCTCTTTAATAACTCATCCATAGGAGGAAAACCTCGGATGTCTGCAATCTTGTACGAATAATTACCAATCCTTTCCGATTCTTTGTCCTCCAGCCCTCTTCTTTGCCAATAATACGCTACAATTTGTAAACAGATTCTCTGTAAGTCAGGATATTCTGGAGCAGTTAAATCATACCCTGCATTGTACTTAAGAAGAACATTCTTCTTTCCTTCTGTAAAACCGTAGCTATAATACAATTCTCCGCTAGGCCACCATTTGTATCCAGAATCATCATCATAATCATCATTCGTACAAGTTATTTCAGTATCGTCAACACTTAGATACGAAATGCTGTTAATTGGATATTCAGGAAGCCACAAAGTACTTGTTCCATTCCCATTTCTGATAGCTTCCTTGTCTCCTTTTGTATAATCATAATCTCTCGCAAACAATTTCCTCCTTGTTTGCTGCTCCATCAAGGAAACTACTCCGTTAGTAATTGTCTCTAAATTCTTCCCTATATCAACAGTAACTGATGAAATACCTAGCCAACTTTCAACTTGTTCCAACGTTACTGGACAATAACTCAGTAGTCCCATTTTCTTCTCCTTCTAAAAGAGACTGTACCGCTTCTACTACTTTTTCTACTTTAATAGCCCTCATACATTTGTTATCTTGGCATGTAGAAAACACCCAGTGAAATTGACATGGAGCACATGCACAAGGACTTCTTACTATTCTATAATCCTCAGTAAAATAAGGCCCACTTTTTGATACTATCGTTGGTCCAAATAAAACTACCATTCTCTTCTGTAATAAATCTCCTAAGTGCATTATACCTGTGTCATTCGCTATAAACAAATCACATTGATCCAATATCTTCGCTGTCTCTGTGATTGTTGTTTTAGCAGCATAATTGTGAACCACAGGAAACTCCTCAGCTAGTTTCTCACCTTGTTCCTTTTCTGCTTCTCCTCCAAGGAAGTATATTTCACAATCATACATAGAAGATAATAAACCTACCAAAGCAGGAAGTTTATCCCATCTCTTCCTTTCCCAGTTGAAACGAGAACCAGAAAAAGCTCCATTACATAGAGCTATCTTTAACTTATCAGAATCCAAAATAGGACCTTCAGCAAAAGGAAAATCCTTTACTGGTAAAGGAGCTTTTATTTCTGGACAAAACTCCTTTGCCGCTAGCCAATAAAGGTCAACTTCATGTAATCTACATTCCCTCCAAGGAATACTGATATCTCTAACCAATTCTACATCCACGAACTTCTTGTAAATCAAAACTGGAGTAACATGAGGAAAAGCAAATATCTTATCATGAGAAAAGACTTCTTCTAAATCTCGATAGAAGCTATAAACATTTTTTATCTTGTCCCATTTCTCCGCAATCTTCTTAACTACAGTTGTACTACTTGAGGTATCTCCATCATCCAATACCAAACTTATGTCATAAAACTCTGACAAGCTCTGTAATGTAGGCATAAGCAAAATAAAATTGCCTAACCCATTTCTAAAGAATGTTGCCAATGTCTTCTTTTCCATGTTTACTCCACTTTCCAAAAATACTCATAATGAGCATAAATCCCCTTCTTATATTCCGACTGAAGAAATCTCTTCTGAGACCTATGCACTTGTATCAGTCGATTCTTTATTTCCCTTTCAACATTCCCTATTTTAATAGTATGAGAAGGACTATCTGCTTCTATATCAGAACATTGATACATTACTTTTGTAGCATCGGTTCTCAGATCCATGCAAACCTTTGCTACCCTGTTCCTATCAAGATTCTCACTGTTTATATGAGGAAAATATATAACTGATGGTTTCAGTCTTCTGTTCAAGCGAATCAAATCTTCCATCACTTCTTTCTTGTATATAGTTAGATGCCCAAGAAATTTTATAGAATCTACTCCTATAGCTTTTAATGCTCTCACCGTTTCAGCCTTCTTCCATAAAACTAAATCTATTCCCCTGATATCTGGAAACTCGTCGGAATACTGAAAAGCACTCGCACTAACTACAACAACGAAGAAATCCTTTGGTCTTCTCATCATGAGAATTCCGCAACCAAGTATCTCGTCTCCTCCATAAGTAGATACTACTAATTCCATCTTATGATTTTCCTCATCTCCTCCCAAAACTTTACCGGTGCTTGTTTTAACTGCTCCCTTATAAAATCTATGTCTTCCCAATTCCAACCCCACGAAGAATGCCCTACATTATCATTGATTATAACCTTACATCCGCATAATACTGCTTCAAACACCCCTCGTTCTCCAGGTTGAAACTTTTGAGGAAGATGTACGAAATATTCTGCCCTAGAATATTCTCTAGGGAGATATTGATTTTTTATAGGATCAGATATTTTGACATTTTTATCGTTGGCAAACATTTGCTCCACTATCTTGTCCTTTTTAGTATAAAACACAAAACTCTTCTCGGGATGACTATCTACAAATGCCTTCATATTCATAAGACCTTTAGCATGTAGTTTTCCTGAAGTGTTGATAACCCTGTTTTTTATTCTTTTAACTTTGTGCAGTTTGAATCTACTTACGTCTATTGCCAAAGGTAAAACTAATGATCTTGGTATCTCCAAAATTCGCTGATGTTTCTCTAGGTGAGCAGGACTTATAAACACATCTAACACTGCATGCTTGAAAAGAGGTAAAGAAAACCCTGGTCTTGAAAGCTCTCTCAAGTCATGCTCATACTTGACATAAGGGATTTTGTCCTCAAACAAACACTCCAAAATATTCTCCATTTGAATCGTTCCGAAGTACCAAATGTTGTTCAAAATAATCAACTTTGCTTTTTTCAGAATACTTTTTGAAAAATTGTAGGGAGTCATTACAACGACATTGAATCCTTCTTTCAACCCTTCATTTACTACAACTTCACTAGAAAGCTCTGCTCCCCCCATTCTTTCCATATCTTGAACCCACACAATTAACTTATCCTCTGAGATATCCTTCAGTTTTCCCATTTCGCTTCTTAAAGTAGGATCTTTTCTTCCCGGTACCTGCCCTAGTCCTGAAAGAACCTTCAACTTGTTAGTAGGAACTGACTTTGGTACAACCCCTTCATCCATATCAACAAGAACAGCTTTTCCTTGTCTGACGAGTTTTAATTTTGTAGCATCACTGAATGAAGGATTCACTCCAAACCTAGCAAGCAAATCTCTATCTGTAATCTTAATTTTCAAACCTTCTCCTTTCTTGAGGGAGTCCTAACTAGAGGACTCCCTCTGTTTATTCACCTTATGAAGAAGTGGAACCGAGAACCACAAAGGCATCCGAGATTGCCGGCTGTCCATCCACTCTTCCTACAACCCTTAAGGCCGTCTTATTGGATTTAAAGAGATAGTGTTTAGAAACATCCATGCTGAACCTCTTCCTATCACCAATGTAATACTGAGACCTGTCACAAAGAATCAGGTCACCAGTCGTTCCCAAACTTGGGACCTTTCCATCAGCAAGAAGGAACGGATATCCAAGCAACCTTGTTTCAGCCCCTCTTGCAGACTGCTGGAAGGACTCAGTCAAAATCAGAGCACCATTATTGTCCTTCTGTCCTCTCAAAGCTGCCCTTACCGCCTTGCTTCCTATCCAAACTGCATTAGTGTCGAAAACACTTGGTAGAGCTGCTTCCATAGCAAGTACATCATCAACTGTTACAGTCGATGCAGTAGTTCTATTCACCGTAATAACATTGGGGTCATTGATTATACCCAATGGCTGAGTAGAACCGCCTGAACCTTGTATGAAAGCACGGTCTGTAGTCCAGTACCAAGCTTTCCCAAACAGGTTGGTCAAGAAGTTCATCAGATTGACTGCACTATCATCGAGCAAAGCATCTGTAAGTGCTGTGTAACCAGATAGTTCGTGAGCAGTCAAAGTAATGAAATCAAACGTAGGCTGAGTAGCTGTTTTATCACCACCCTCACTTGTCCATGCAAACGAAACGCCTGCAAAGTAACTATCATTGGCGATATCCTGATTCAGTTTAGGAATACCCAACGTTTCCCTCCTCATCGGCCATACAGTTGCTCCAGGCCAAATCACTAAACCGGGAATCTCCGACATAGCTATCATAGCCTTGAACTCATCCGGTACTAGATAACCACCTGCAGAATCTGTTCCCTCGCTCATATCCTTTGTTAACTCAGGAGGAACATTACCAGTCCTGTAATACTCGATGAAGGCCTTTGCCCAGCGTTTTGTTGATTCCCCAACGTAAACCCAAGGAGCCTGAGGGTTATTGAGATTCAATACAGAACCTTCTTTTGTCCTAACAAACCCATGGCCGATCTCCTGAGGTACATAATCAAGTACGTCCTCAATATCCTTTGGTCTTCCAATAGTAGGTTTTCCTGCTAACTCTGTAGAAAGTCTTTCCACCTCAGCCTTGATTATTTCAGCAAGAGCCTTCTTACTTTCATCAGAAGTAATGTTTTCCCTTATCAGTTTCTTTAACTCTTCTAACGTCATTATATTTTCTCCTTTCTTATTTTTTTGTTTTAGTCTAATCGTCCTCTATATTCGTTTAGTACAGACTTTACAATGTCTGCTACCAAATTAGATTGAGACTGTATAATCTCATTCTTGATTTCTTCCTCATCCAAACTAATATCTCCAAAATTGACCTCTATTGATTCGAGGTTTATCTCATCTTCCGTCTTCCTATCCTCTATCTTCTCACTATTATCTTTATCAACAGAAGGAATCTTCTTTTCCTTGCTTGGTGTGGACAGGAGTTCTATCTTCTCAGAATCCTTCATAACCTCTAGGAATTCTTTGATTGCCTGCACCTTCTGATACAGAGGGTCAATAGTGTCGTTCAATGCTTTCATGTTCTCACTAATTACCTTGTAAAGCAAAGAACTGAATTCCTTGTCACCTTCACTCTCATTTTTGTCTTTGTCCACAAACTCCTCAGGAAACATCTCACGAAGTTCCTCATCAGAATACTCCTTGAACTCAGGAGGTTCCTTGTCAAACTGTTTGTAATGCTTGACCAAGTGATTATAAACACCTCTCCTATCAGAATCAGGAATGTTCACCCCTCCTCTAGCTCCAAGTAATGCAGCCATTGCTGCAGCAACGCCTCTCCAAACTACATGGTAATTACTTTGTAAGTGATGTGGTAGTTTGTAAGACCTTTTAACATCTGGATTATCTTCATCGTACCAGGTACACATAACCCTAAGGTCTTCCACATCAGCATTCCTAACTTCTTTCCCAGCATCCCAAGCAGTACCTTCGGGAGCTGTAGGAAACTCTTTATAAGGAATTACTCTTTTAGTTACCAAGGAATCTTCTTCTGTAGTTCCTTTTTGAGTTTCTTCCTCATCACCTTTCACAGCATCTGCTAAAGTAACTTTCTCCAAACCTTTCTTAGAATTTGACTTTTCAGTTGGTTCATTATCCAACTTAATCCTGTCCAAATCAACATACTCCTGCTCATAATACTTAGGAACATACAACCCAATAGACTTGATAAGAGCCAAAGCCTCCGGGTTTGCTGGAACAGGAACAGAGGAGACTTCTAGAAGTTCTTGTTTAAGATATCTCCTTCGTGAGCGAAAGATGATGCTATCATCTTCTTCTTTCTCGTTCTCTGTTTTAATAGGCTCAGACTTAATTGGAATAAACCCTACAGAAAAGCTGGTCAGAAAACCTTTCCTATAGCTGTTGAAAATTTTAATCCCTTCCGGAGTATCATCAAACTGAGGTCTAATGATTAGTTTCTTTCCTCTAACAAAGGTTTCTAAGGATTTGAAAATTGGAATACTTCTGTAGTCATGAGCCCACAACCCTACTGGAGATTTTAAGTAATTATCCAGTACCCACCCCTTACTAGTTAAGATATCACC